GACAAGATCTATTGGGTGGTATTGGGTACTGTTGGGGCAGTATCACTTCTGTTGCTAGAAAAAGTTATAGACAAAGGGATTTTTTAAATCCAATCTTTTAATTCTTCACCCATTATTTCAGTTGCAATATTAATTTTTTTACGCAAAGCTTTTACAATTTTTTCATCAATAGTTTCTTCAGTCATTATATCAATGTATGTCATAGGTTTTGTTTGACCAATACGATCAATACGTGCTTCTGATTGTTGTCTCTTTTCTAAATCATAACCATTAGAAAAATAAATCATTGTACTAGCAGCGGTCAATGTAATACCATATCCACCAGTTTGTGTGGTCCCTACAAAAAATCTACACTTATCATCTTCTTGAAACTTCTTTATGTTATCTTGTCTATCTTCTTGTGGTGTTAATCCATAATAGTCTACAACAATATCTTCTCTATCATATTTCTTTTTTATTTTTTCTATAATTCTTTGTACATCTTTTTGATAGTGAGACCAGATTACAATCTTACCTTCTACCTCATCTAAAATATCCATTAACTCATCCATACGTCTTGATGGTATTTCTTGTACTGTTCCATCATCAGCAGTGAAGTGACCACAAGTTATTTGATGAAGTCTCATTAATTGTACCATAACTGTAGAAGTTGTAACTTGTTTATCATTTAACTGAGCAAACGCATACTTTTTCATTTCTTTATAAACTTTTTCTTGTGGGCCAGTCATAGTAACCATACGTTTCATGTATGTTTTTTTAGGTAAATCAAGACAATCATCTTTCAAAACTCTTTCCGAAAATGGTTGTATTTTTTCAGATAGCTCTCCTAAATTTCTGTATCCTACAACCACATTAACTGAACGTGCGCCCAGATTAATTGTTTTCATTTGAGCATATCTAGCTCTAAACGTAAACCAAGAACTATGATCCAGGAGCCAAGGATCAAGAAAGGCACATTGAGCATAAAGATCTAATGGCGAATTAGTAACAGGCGAACCAGTTAAGATTCTTCTGTATTTTGCTAGTGCTCTAAGACCTAAAATGTTTTTAGTTCTTTTGGCTGTAGGAGTTTTTATTGTTGTAGATTCATCTATGGCCATCATCGCTTTATGTGATGATAAAAATCTACGAGCAAATTCTTTTCCAAAGTCGTAAGAGAACGCTTCAACGTTCATTATTAATACATGAAAGTCTGTACCAGTACTAAACAGGGTATTTAATTTTTCTGTTTGTTCACCTGATTTATCAGAGCTTTTCCACAATACCATTTTCTTTTCAATATGGTCTGGTAGGTGTTTAGGGATCTCGGCCTCATACCAGTTTTTATATACACCTTTTGGTGCTATCAAAAGCAATCCATTTATAAGGCCTTTATCATAAAGCATTGCGCAATTATCAATTAATACCTTAGATTTACCAGTACCCATTTCCATGAAGTAGGCAAAATTTTCTTTATCCCAAGAACGTTCTAAAGCTTTGAGCTGATGAGCGTATGGCTTTGATTTAAACTTGTAGTTAATCATTTACTTTTCTTTCTAAAATGTTATATATAGGAGGAAAGAGATAAAGTCAATATGCAATTTAAAGATCATTCAAAAAATAATAAACCTAAAGTTTATTTAATCCAAGATATACCAGGCACATCTAGAGGTGAACCTAAATATAATATTGTAGGGGCACAGAAATATGGCGATATTGTGACTATGTTACCAGAGTTTTCACAAATGATTTTATCTCCAGGTCCTTTAATTATAAAACTTAGAACGCTTCTAAAAAATTACACGTCTGACGATTATCTTTTGTTATCAGGTGATCCTGCAATTATTGGTGTAGTCTGTTCACTTTGTGCTGATATGACAAATGGAAAATACAAGTTATTAAAATGGGACCGTCAAGAAAAAACTTATTATCCAATAGAAATAAATATTCATCAAAAGTAATTGACATCATAAAATAAATCTCTATATTGTTTTTAGTAAACTAAGATTAGATTAATAAAACAATAAGGAGTAAAAATGAAAGACATTAATCTCAGACAAGATGCACCATCGCAGGTGTCACAAGTAAACCCAACTAAAATCTCGGAAGAGATTGAAAAGTTACAAGCTGTTCAGCAAGAAATTATCAACAAAGAAAATGAAATAAAAGAATTGAAAGACCGAGAAAATTATATAGGCGGTGTTATCATTCCTGACTTGATGAACGAGTTAAATTTAAAAACATTGAAGTTGCAAGATGGATCAGAGCTATCTGTTGGCAATAAATTTTTTGCTTCAATCAAAGCTGATAAAAAAGCTGAAGCATATGACTGGCTTCGAACTGCTGGCTTAGGCGATATTGTGAAAAATGAAATCACAGTTCGGTTTGGCAAAGCTGAAGATAACAAGGCAATGGCTTACGCTACCCTTGCAAAGGGTCAAGGTTATGATCCGGAACAAAAAGTTTCGGTTCATGCTGGGACTCTTAGATTAACTTTGGAGGATTTCCATTCACGTGGTGGCAAAATTCCTCCAGAGTTGTTTAGTACGTTTGAAAAGAATCAAACGAATATTAAAAATAAACCAAAACAATAGACTAACAAATCAATAGGAGGATATATGGATAGTCAAGTAACAACAAAGACCAATGCAGGTGCATTGGCTACAATCAATCTCAGAGCAGACTCTGGTAAAGGAGCTGAAGAAATTAAGTCGGATGATGTATCAACACCGATCTTAAAAATTCTTCATCAACTTTCTCCGGAATGTAATGAGAGAGATGCTAAACATGTAAAAGGTGCAAAGCCAGGGATGATTTATTCATCTGGTTTTGGATCTCTAATTGAAAGCGATAAGGGTTTAGATGTAGTGATAGCTCACGCACAAACTAGATACCCTGAATGGCAAGAGCGAGGTGATAGTGCATCAGCTCCTGTTGGAACTCACATCGAGATTCCTGCTGAAGCAAAAGAAGAAAAGAATGGTAGATATAGATTACCGAATGGTAACTATGTTGAGAAGACAGCTTACTTCTATGTGTTAGCAATAACAGATGGTGAAGTTAAACCAGCGGTCATTCCAATGAGATCGTCAAATCTTTCTCCAGCAAGAGAACTTAACAATATGATCAAGAATCTTAGATTCTCTGATGATAAAGGTTCTTTCAATCCTGCATCGTATGCAGCAGTTTATAATTTAAAAACTGTTGGTAGAACAGCAGGTAGTAAAAGCTGGCATGTCTACAAACCATCAAGAGTAAGAAATCTTGATGTCAGTAATAAAGATGATGCATCTTTATATGAAGTTGCACAACAACTTCAGAAAACTGTATCTAAAGGTGCAGCAAAACCAAAATACGATGCGCCTAAAAATACTGGAGACATAGTATAACAGAGTTACCTTGGAGTAACACTTGCGAGAAGGGCGTGGAAGCGAGAGTGGAAACGCCCTTAATAAAGATATGGAAGAATTTAAAAAGTATTTTACAGGATTAACTAGAGACTTTGGTTTCTGCAATGTAGAGAATGGCTACATAGATGAAAACACAGGTAAGTTAAAGATTGACCCAGGTGATTATGGCTGGGCTCACAGAGCAATATCCGACGAAGACTATCAAAAACATTTAGATGGCAAAGTATCAATAGGACTACAACCTTGTGATGATGAAGGCACATGTTCATTTGGAGCAATAGATATTGATCCTACAAGTTACTCTGATTTTAACATAGGAAAATTTTTACAAGTCATAGATAAAAAAAGTCTACCTGTCATACCAATTAAATCAAAAAGTGGTGGACTACATATTTATATTTTTACAAAAGAAAAAGTACCTTCAACTTTGATAAGAGAAGTATTACAAAACTTATTATTTTTATTTGGACTATCATCTAAAACAGAAATATATCCTAAACAAACTAAATTAGGTAAGAATCAAAACGGAGAAAAAACTGTAGGTAGTTTTATAAATTTACCGTACTTCAAAAAGATAGAACGTGTAGCACTTAAAGCGGATGGTAGTGCTATAGAATACAAAGATTTTTTAAATGTAGTTGAAGCAAACTTACAAACTAAAGATTCACTAAAAGAACTTATTACTAAAAAAGTAAATGATGAACTTACTGG